TCGCCGTCCTAGCCGGCTTAGTAGGCCGGGATGTACCGGACGACGCCGGTATTATCGACGACCACGAACCACTTCTGAATCGTGGTGTGCGATCCCTGCGGCCCGAGTGAGGTCATCGTGGTGGCGACGTTCGAGTTCGCCGTCCATGTCTGTGTCGCGAAGAACTGCAACTCGCCCGTGTTGGCCGAGGCCGAGACGAGGTTGCCGAGATAATCGTTGACCCGGCCAAGGATGCCGGGCGCGGTCGGCTCGACCGGGCCGGACGACCCGCCACCCGTTGGGATAGCGGCAGAGATTTGCATCGCGGCGGTGCCGAGCAGGATGCCGCAGGCGAGTGCGGCGATGGTCTTGCGCATGATCCCCTCCGAAACTGTCAAGCCCTATTAGCACGGCTTGCGAAATTGCGCCACGCTAGGTATAGTGACGGTCTTGGTCGGGGGACCGAGGACTCTCAAGGTGTGGTGGCAAAAACTCGGCGGGCTTCGGCCCGTCGTTTCTTTTAGTGGATCGCCCAGCAGAGGTCGGTCGGCACGAAGGTCGCGGTCACGAAAGTCAGAGCCGCCACGGCCTTGTCGGCGCAGACCGGGTTGGTGCCACCGCCGCCGGCCGTGAACGTCAGCCCGTCCACCACGAAAATCCGCACGTCGCGCGCCTGCCATGGAGCCTCAAGATTGGTCACGGCGACCGCGCCCGTGATGCGGATCAGCGGATAGAACCCGAAGTCGACGACCGCAGCCGAGGCGAGGGTCTGGGCCTCGCTATCCAGGGGCCAGTTGTTGCTTATCTGAAGCTCGTTCGAGTTGGTCGGGTGGAACCCGCCGATCGGCGACACGCTGGAGCCGAAAAACTGGTTGCCGGTGATGATGACGTTGTTCACCCCGACATTGCCGAAATAGACGTTGCTGGTGGTGGCGCTGACGAAGCCCACCCCATCGCAGGCATCGGCCAGCGTGTTGTTCCTCACCGCAACCGTCGATTCGTCGATGTAGATATTCGCCGCGGCCACCCGCTGGCCGGCGTAGCACAGGGTCGAGCTGTCGATCGTGACATCGTTCGTGCCGGTGCCTCCGACAAAGATGTTCTGGTCCGATGCCGTGTTGCCCGCCAGCCCGATGATGTGGACGCCGGAGACGATGGAGCCGCCGCCGCCGGTGTTCTGGATCGTCGCGTTCCGCGCCTGATTGGCCCAGCCGGCGGTTCCCGCCCAGTCGCCGTTGCGGGCGATGTAGGAGTTGTTGATCTTGATGATCTGCACGAGGCTCCCGGCATTCGTGTCGATCAGGAGGCCGTCGCTGTTGGTCGTGTCGCCGAGCACGGTCTGATCGAAAAAGGCAAAGGCCACGGCCTTACCGGCGATCGGCTTGATGATCGTCCCGAAATTCGTGCGCTGGACATCGTTCTTCGAGATGTAGGGGCCGCCCGAGTTCTGGAACAGGAATCCCGCCGTGTAGGTCTGGGTTGCCGCCGGCCCCCATGTCGTCATCAGGTTGTTGGTGTAGACCGAGCCGATGGCCTGGACCGAGGCCGTGCCATCAGTGATGACGTAGCACCCCGTCGAATCGGTCGGGTTCACGTTGTCGGTAAAGGTGTTGCCGTTGACGACGTTGTGCGACCCGCCGTTGATGATGTAGTTGCAGAAGCCGTTGATAAGGCTGTTTTCGAGCCTGATATCGTTGGCATTGAAGCCGAAGGCGTAGCCGCCGGTATTGCCGCCGGTGCCGTTCAGAACCACCCCCCGGATAATCACCCCGCCCGCATTGACCGAGATCAGGTTGGCGTTCTTGGCGCAGGCGATGATACCGCCGCTGCCGACCGGCGGAACGACGCCGAGGTTCGCCCCGGCCAGCGTCATGGCCGAAGTGATCGTCGCTGCCGTGATGCAGTAATAGTGCCCCGAGACCAGCTGCACCGTCTTGTAGGCGGCGGCGTCGATGGCGGCCTGGAAGCAAACCGTGTCGTCCGTCACGCCGTCGCCGACGCAGCCGAATTGCCGAGGGTCGATGACGCCATTGGCAAACTGCGCGATCCAGCAGCGGCTGTCGGATGACTTGACCTGCGAACCGTCGTCGCCCGCCCCGGCGTTGAGGGTGCACGGGCTGCTCGATGCGACGTACATCAGGGGCGCGACGTCGCCTTGCGCCAGGAAGCCGTTGCGCAGGAGCGCCTTGATCCCGACCGTGGACTTCGCCTTCAGGGCCGCGTTGGTCGGCACGATCAGGGTCGGCGGCGCGCCGCTGTCGGCAATGCGGTGGCCGGCGGTGTCGCTGAAGGTGGCGACGTTGCCGATGGCGCTGGCACCCGGCCCGAGCACGTCGCCGGTGCTGGCGTTGGCGCAATCGCGGATCGAGGCGAAGTTCTGGTTGACCTGGCCCGCGTCCATCGGGGTGCCGTTGCGGAAGACGAACGGGATCACCGGGCAGGTAGCGTGCGCTGCCCCGGCGAGGGTCAAAAGTGCGAGGAAACATGCCGCAGCAAGGGCCGGGCGCATGGGTTTGATGGCGATGTCAGCCTCCCACTTCTTCTGTCAGGGCATCCCTGATCTCCGGGTATCGCTCGACCGTCGCCGCCACGATCAGCGACAGCAACTTGCTGGCATCTGCGTAGGCATTCTCGGTCTTGTCGACGTAGATCGAGAACCCGAATCGCGGGCCGATCCTTAACGTAGCCCTCACAAAGCCATCGCCGTGAGGGTCGCTCATATCGGACTCCGTTCTTAGGGAGACCGCGATCCGGCTCGCATCAACAGCCATTTCATCCTCTCTTTAGTATCGTACAAACCATGTCACGCTTGCCTCTCTGTACCGCCAGGATGAGCCGCTGTCGGCGTTGAGCAGGTAGGAGCCGCCGCGCACCGTCTCGCCCGCCGCGCCCTGCACCGTCAGCGCCGTAAGCTGCTCCGTCGTCGAAAGCTCGAATATCTGCCCGTCCACCGGGGCAGCCGGCAGCGTTACCGTCAGGGTCGCCAGCGTCCCGGCCGGCTCAAGCTGCAATGCCGAGGCCGTCGCCACCACTGTCGCCCCCGTGACCGGCTGCGCAAACTGGACCGACCCCGGCAGGAAAGCGCCAAGCTGGACGTAATAGGCCGTTTCCGAGCCGGAGGGTCCGCGGGCGACGGCGATCCTGTCGGTCGGCAAAGACGGCGCCGGCAACTCCGTCGTCAGCGGGTCTTCCCATAGGAAGTATGCAAAGGTCTCGCCAGCCATCGGCTCAATCCGGGCGCAGGTTTACGGCGGTATTGTTTCGCAGAATGGTGATCCCGTCATTCGCCAACAGGAAGGCCCCACCCCCCAGCGCCACCGGGAACTGCTGGACCTCCAGCAAGTAGCCCTGCACCTGATAGCGCAGATAGAGGTTGCCGAGAACGATGCCGGAGGACGAGAGGCCCCGGATATTGACGGTGCCCTGCTTGAACACCAGCGGCGTCGTCCACGGTATCTGCCGCTGCCGGATCGTGCCCTGGTCGGGGCCGAGCCAAGTGCCGCCCCAGATATCGTTGCCCCATGTGCCGTCGCCCCAATAGGCTTGCGGGATCACATAGCCGGCGACCGCCACCCCGTCCAGGTTCTGGCCGACCTCGTTCAGGAAGTCGATCTGCACCTGCTCGCCCGGCGGCAAGGCCACCATGATCGAGCTTTCGATGATGCAGTTCTCGCTCATCTGCCCGGTGTCGGGCATCAGCGACGGCTCCCATTCCCAGGTCAGCTGGTCGCCGAACTCGACATACGTAGAATCACCTACCGGCGTGTCGTCCAGACGGAACAGCGTGGTGGTTTGCCCGGTCGCGGTCGGGATGGCGACGAACGAACTCGTCCACGTGCGGATCATGCTGACAGCGCAGCTGTGCGGCCCGGTCCACCCTCCGCGAATCATGTCGTACCAGTAGCAGGCGGTGGTCCCGTCCGTCTTCGGCACGCCGACGATATAGGTCCGGCCGTTGGCGGCGGCGGCCATGCGCGAGGCCGGCGCGGTGCCGGCAAGCGGCGGGTTCGTCACGTCGAGGAACGGGCCGACGATGCCGCTGCCATCCTGGCCGATAGGGTCCGATATCTCGCCCGACAGGCTCATCAGCCGCAGCCCTTGCGGCGAGACGAACAGGAGGCCCTTGGTGGTCGAGGCCAACGTCAAGGGCGCGTGCGTGCCGGTGGCGCAGGAGAGATCGGTTAGCGTCAGGTTGGCGGTCGTCGGGTCGCCGGTGATCTGGAGGATATCGACATCGGACTGGAAAGCCGCGAGGCCGCGCACGACAAAGCCAAGCGTCGTCGAATAGCCCTTCAACTCCCCGATTGCCGTCACGGCGAGGCCGTTGTCCGGCACCAGGAATTGCGTCGCGTTGGTGATCTGGCAGGGCAGCAGCGCGTCGGAGAAGCCGATGCCGTCCTCGCCCAGCGCGTAATAGGCCCGGCCGTTGAAGGCGCCGACACCGAGCGGGGCCGAGGGCAGGTTGATGGGCGCGGTATCGCCTGAGCCCCATAGCGGCGCCGCCTTGGTGCCGCCGGAGACGGTCAGGGTCGCGCCAAGAGCGGGGGTCGTCACGGGCTGGTCGAGCAGGATTTGCGTGCCGGTCAGAGTGATGCCCGTGGTGCCGGAGGCGGTCGCCGGGTTGGAGATGATGATGAACTTGGTGGTCAGCGTGCCGGTGGTGCCGGTCACGACCGAGCCTGTCGGGATGCCGGCCCCGGTCACGGTCATGCCGATGGAGATGCCGCTGGGGTAGATCGGCACGGCGATTTCGTTCGAGCCCACGACCGTCGTGCCGCTGGTCACGATCTGCGTCGCGCCGACCGAGACGATCTTGGTATTTGCGGGCGCGCCGCCACCCGTGACGAGCATGCCTGGCTGCAACCCGGTGATATCCGGGTTCCCGGTGACGGCGTACTGGTTGAACATCGTGAAGGTCACGCCGTCCGCCGTCGCCGTCGTGTCCTTCGACAGCTTGACCTGGTTGCCCAAGGCCGACATGGCGTTCCCGGCGGTCGTGGCCGTCGCGTCGATCGTCAAGGTCAGCGCAAACCCGGCACGATTGATCGTGGCAACCTGGGTGCCGGCCGCGATCCCCGACCCCTGCACCGCCTGGCCGACGTAAATCCCGGTCGTGTCCGGCGTGCCGTTGATCGCCACGTTGACGACGTTCGGCGAGGCGGCGGTGATATCGCCTGCGAACACCACCGAGACCGGCGTGACTTCCTCGATCGTGCTACCGGCCTGGACGCCGGCGCCCGTCACGGTGAAGCCGACATCGGCCGCGCCGGGCAAGGTGCCGGGCGGCAGGCCGACGATATAGGGGGCCATCGCAGGGGCGCTGTCGGTGTCGCCGACAAAGACCCGCTGCTCGTCCATGTTCCCGGTGATCGTGGTCGAGAAGCTGGAGATGTCGAACCAGCCGAATTTGCGGGCCGGGTCGGTAAAGCCGGGATGCGTCACGACCACCCGACTACCGACGTGCCGCAATATCGGCGGCTCCCACTCCCCGGTCAGCGCGGGCGAGGCTGGCAGCGAGGCGGCGGTTACGCCCGTTACCGCAACGTTGGCGTTGGCCGCGAGATCGAAGCAGAAAGGCTCGTCCTTGCCCGGGTAGGTCGCGGTCGAGACCATGCCGTAGGCGAGGTTGCCGACGACCTCCATGCCGGTGATCTGGGTCGGCGTGTCGAAGTAGGTCGCCAAGTCCTCGATGCGCACCGCCGCGGGGCGGCAGATCATCTGCCCGGTGTTGCGCGGGTTCGAGATCAGATTGGTCAGCACCCGCATCGCGCCGCGCGGAACATTCGATCCGTCCGTCGCGTCGCTCAATCCTCTCGCTGTGAAAGTGAGCGGTATCGGGTTGCGCAGCGAGCTGGGCATCAGCCCGTCTCGCGTTCGAGATAGGCGATAACTGCCTCGACGCCAGCCAATTGCCCTCTAAGGGCTTGGGCTCTTTGTCTCAAATCCTCTAGCGAGTGGCCCTGCTTAATAATGTTGGCGTAATTTGATATCACCTTAACATTGCCGGGGACGTAGCCAAGAGAGGGAATTACCCGGTCAAGAGAGGGCGATGTTTTCCTTACAGTTTTGCCCCCAAGTTCCATAGGAACGCCAAGCACCGGGCATAGCTCCGGGATAACAACGTCATCTGCCGTGATGGAAAAAGGAACGCCTAATTTGGCGGCCCGGCTTTTGGCCCGCCAAAGCATATGGAGCGCTGGCCTGTTCTTGTAAGATTCGGCCAACTTGGCCCGATTGTAGTCCGGGTGTTTGGCAAACCATTCCTTTTGATAGCCAGCAACCAACTCCGGTTTGGCCGCCCTTCGTTTGGCTGCGTTTGCCCGGGTCTGCTTTTTCTTTTTTTCGCGCCATGCCGGGTCGGTGGCGCGCTTCATGGTCTCCCACTCGCGATTGGCTTCCCGGTGCCTGTCCGGGTTGGCAAGCCGCCATTCTCTAGCTTTCCGACGATTTACCTCGGGGTCTTTACTGCTAGGCACAATCATGCTCCTACCCGAAAACAGGAGCGCTAAGTATACTACCCAGGCTAATTGTTAACAATACCAGCCAGCCTGCCCATTTTGTGTTTCTAGCCCGGCCGTAGGGGGTGCCTCCTCCGAAGTTGCGAGGGTCGAGCTGGACCTGCTGCGCGCGATTCGTCTTGTCGTCAGCTTTCTCGCTGTACTTGCGCATCTTCTGGTCGGCGATAGCGTGCAGCGAGACCGAGCGCGCGTCGTCTGAAATCTCGCACAGCCGACCCGCCAGTTCCGAGATCAGATAGCCCTCGTCGGGGAACCACGGCACCTGCGCCATGCTGACGATGGGCGGCATCTGGCGCTGGTAGCGGCACGTCGCTGGGTAGGCGTCGAGCGGCGGCAGATAGACATAGGCGACTGGCGCGATGCCGAAGAACAGGCTGGCGCTGTTGATGGCGCCGGTTGTCGTCTGCGAGATATCAACCTGATTCGTGGTCGTGTTGATGGCGAGGATCGTCGAGCCGGGCTCGATGCCCTGACCGGCGACGGACTGGCCCACCACGAGGCCGGTGATCGAGACGAGGTTGTAGAGGCTGGCGTCGGTGCCGTTCACGTCTCCCGTGGTCGAGAGCACGATGCGGTCGGTCAGGGGCGCGCCCATGTCGGTCGCCCACAAATTCGGCAGCGACCGTCCTTGGGCGAATTGCGGGAACTGGTCAAATTCTGCGAGGTCAACCGGGGTCAGCTCTATCACCTGGTATCCCGTCGCCAAATTCGGGGCCGGGTATTTATACCAGACCGACTTGCTGGCACCCGTTGCCCCGGACGACCCGGACGTGCGTAGGTAGTCCAGCGGCAATTTGATCGGGCCACAACCAAACAGCGAGACCAGAGACGGGTTGAAGCTGAAATTAAAGACGCCGCGGGCCAGCGCGTAGTCGTAGTGCTGGCAGATATCCGAGAGAACGGCGTTCAGGTTCCGCAGGCCGAAGGTGGGGCTGTAGCCCGGCACCTTGGCGCGGTAGGTGGCTTCCTCAAGAATCTCGGCGGCTGTGAGCACCGGCCGTCATTCCGCCGCCATGATCCGCGGCGGCCGGTGCTCACGCTCGGGCTTCAGCTCAGGAAACAGGTCCGGCGGCGGCCGGCCTTCAATCAGCGCCCCCAGATACGGGATGCGCAGATAGTCGTTGGCGATCGTCTTCTCCGTTTCCGAGATGCGGTTCGCGATCTGGCCAATGGCCGTCATGTCCTGCGGCGTCATCGGCACTTCTCGCACCCGCTCGCCCCGCTTCTGCACCTGCGCGGCAGCAGCTTTGGCCTGCGCCTCGGCAAGCTCACGCTGGAGGCGTGGCAGCAGTTCCAGGTTCTGCGCCAGCCGGGCCTTGTGGAACGGCAGATCGTACATCGCCTTGCGCCGCTCGGCCGCGCCGCCGATGCGGTCCAGCAATTCGTCGAGGTCGCGGCGGCCGAGCGTGCTATCGACGGCGGCCTCGTAGGCGATGGCCTGGCCTTCGCCGATCTGGATTTGGTACGCGATCTTGAGACCCGGCACCGCAATGGCCGGCACGCTGTAAACTGGGTCGCTCATGCAATCTTCCTGAAATCGACGATATTGACGCCCGACGCCTGCTGCCGGCGCAAGCCGTTGAGCCTGCCACGGCCCTCGAAATCCAGCTCGTGCTGGTGCAGCGTGTAGAGGATCGAGCGAATGGAGAGTGCCCGCCCGTAGGGGACGGTGTAGGTCTGGCCGTGGAAATACCGCACGCCGTCAAGCGTGATCGCGTCGGACGCGATGCCGCCGGTGTCGCCGACAAAGGGCATCTGGATGGTGATCTTCACCATCTTGTCCATGCGCTCGGCCAGAACCTCGGCCTCGATTTCCTCCTGGGTCAAGAGGCCGGCCGCCTTCCGCGCCGCCCGCTTGGCCCGGTCCTTGGCCTTGACCGTAAGCTGCCGGCGGCGTTCCTCCTTGGCCTCGCGCTCGGCCGCATCGAAGGCGGCGCGCAAATCCTTCTCGTCCAGTAGCTCCCGGGCCTCGTCGGGCAGGGAGGCCAGATACATTTCATACGGGGTCTCGGGCTCGCGCGGCTCGTCGTCGAACACTTCCGGCTCGACCTCGGGCTGCTCGTGCTCAACCATCTGCATCGCCGGGGCATCGTCTTCCGGCGCCGGCGCGGCCGGGGTCTCGTCAGTCATAGGCTTCCCTTGCTTTTCGCGAAGTGCGGCCGCGCGTTCGCGGAACTCCTCGCGTTTCCGTTCCTGCCTGGTCACGAGTGAACCCAGCTCGCTCCCGCAGCCGCCGCCGCCGAGACCAGGATCGGCCACCCGGTCGTCGAATCGATGGCGATATAGTCGCCCGGCAGGATCAGCAGCGAGCCGCGGTTCGGCACAAAGAGACGGCCCTCCCGCACCAGCCCGCCGATCCCCTCAAGGACCGCGTGCGGGTGCGCCACGTTCTGGTCGTCCAGAATGCCGTAGCTGATCGTCGCGAGGTCCGCGTCCGACAGGATGCTCGGCGTCTGCGAGAAGGCAACAGCCGTCAACGATGAGGTCGTCGCTGTGCCCAGAGTCTTTGTGGCCACGGGGGCCTCCTAGCTAGGGCGAGCCTGTGAACCAGCCGTTGATCGTCGCGAGTTGCGTCGCGTTGATGATCGGCGTGCCGCTCGACCCCGCGAACGTCGTCGAGGCAGCGTCGAGCGCCGTCTTGATGTTGGCGAGCGTGATCGACCCGGCGGTGCCCGGCACCGGCTCCGCGTCCTGATAGTAGATGGTCTGCGCCAGCGGGGCCGCACCCGGCGACAGGCTCTGCCCGTAGCTCGGGTCGTCGGCGTTGAGGCCGCCGAGACCGGAGGGGCCAGTGCCCGCGCCGACCGCCTCGACCCTCACCAGCACCTTGACCCGAAGCGCAATCGGACTGCTGTAGGCTGCCATTGAACTATTCTCCTAAGTCAGATCAGCCGAATGCGCCGGTCGAGGAAGCGGTGCTTTCCATTGCGGCCATAAACTGCTGGTTGAGGATGACCCACCCCTCAAAATATTTCCACCCAACCACGCGTAATTGGTTGTGAGGGTCGGACTTGTCAGCCTCATACAGCCGGTTCCACTGGATATTCTCCAGCTTCAGGGTCGCGAATGCTTCCTTGCCGAAGACATAGGTGCGGAACACAGTCACGCCAGTCGCGGGCGCGGCGGGCGGAATCTGGTAGAGGCCGACGCCGGTGATCGTGACCGTCGTGCCCGGCGCGATCTGGATCGCCTGCCCCGAGTAGGGGCCGGAAGACGGGCCGGAAGTCGTCAGGCCCAAGTTCATCGGAGCCGAGCCGGAGCCCGTCCCGATGTAGACGGCATAGGTGAAGCCGGCGGTCGAGGGCACGGTCACGTCGATGCCGCCGGTCGTGACCGAGATATCGTTCGAGACCTGGTAGATGCGGCTCTCGTAGAAATTCTGGTTGTCCCACCCCGTGACCTGGACCGTGTAGGTCGCGGTCGTCAGGGAGCCCGTCGAGTTCGCGCCCTGCACCGCCGCGACGCCGACCCAGTTCGGCATCATGTTGCTTTCGCAGAACACCATGCCGCCCCAGTAGCCGTGCTCGTTCACGTAGAGCTTGTTGGGGTCGGAATAGCTGTAGGTCTGCACCACCAGCGGCGAGTTGCGGAAGTCCTGCATGGTCAGCGGGTCGCCGACTGCGACGAGATGCGCGGCGCGACCGATCGGCATGTCGGCCTGGCGCTTGTTGTAGTCCATCTCGCGGTTGATGGTCTCGCCGTCCGGCCCGTTCCACATCGGAGCGCCGATGCGCTTCAGGTTGGTGTAGGTCCGGGTGACGGTCGTGGGATCGAGGTTGTCGCCGGCCACCAGGGAAGCGCGAGCGCCGCGCGAGTTCACGTAGTTGACCTGGGTGGCGGCATTCAGCGCGTTCAAGCCGTTGCGCTCCTTGGTCTGCATGATCTGCTGGCCGAGAAGATCGCTGCCCTTGGCGAGCAGGTCTTCCGGCACGGTAATCATCGCGACATCGGTGAAGACGAGGCGCCCGGCCCATTGCAGCGCGATACCCGTGACCTGCTGGAAGGTCATCTGCTGCGGCGTCGGCGGCACGCCTTCGGAGACCGGGCCGGTCGGCAGCGAGAGGTACGGCCAGCGATTGGCGGTCCACGTGACGCCGTGGCCGTGGTCCATCGTCCGCTTGTCGGCGAACTGCGTCAGGACGATGAAACGCTGCGCGTTCTTGAGCGACTTGCTCGCGAAGGTCCGCGAGATTGCGCCAGCGTACTGGCTTGAGGTATTCACGGTTACGGCCACATTACCCCTCCGTCAAAGGGCAGCGGCCGTCCGGCGCTGCCTCAGAAATACCCTTTGCGCATGCCTTCGATGGCGAGGGCTTCGTCGTAGGCGGGATCGCCCGGCTTCCCCCGCGCCCCCGCTGCCCCGTCTCCCCGCGCTCCGGTCGGTCTGGTCTGCTGGCTTGCCACGCGGCTTTGCGCGGCGCGGCGTTGCGCCGGCGCGGCACGAGCCGCCCGGTCAACCGCATCGCGCCCGACGAGCCGGTGAAGAATGTCTTCGCGGGTGACGCGGAGATTGCCGCGGTTCCGCTCCTGAACAAGCTCGCGCTCAACCGCATCCTTGTATTGCCCGTGGACGCGGGAGCTTCTGGCCTGTTGATCGAAGTCTCGTTTGTCAATCCGGTCCTCGGTTTGCAGCTGCTGCATCAGCAGCGTCTGCTGTAATTCCTGGCGCCCCTTGTTGTAGTAGTAGGCGCTGACTTCTTGCGGCGACAACATCGAGAGGCGTTCCGCCTCCTGCTGCTGCTGCCTCTCCAACTCCGCGGGGCTCGGGCCTTGCGGTTGCCGGTACGCCCCGAACTGCTCCGTCGCCTGCCGGTAACCCCTGGCTTCCGCCGCTTCCCGTTCCGCCCGCTCGGCGCGGTCGCGCCACCGCTGCGCTTCGGATTTGCGGCCTTGCCTGGGCCGTGGTTCCGGCTCTACTTCGCCTTCATCCCCGGCGCTTTCCCCCGCCTCACCGGCTTCACCACCGGGGCCTTCCCCATCTTCGCCGGTATCTTCCCCTTCGCCGGGTGAACCGATTTCGACATCATCTTCGATTTCAAGATCGGGCTCCTCCCCGCCAGGCGGCGGGTTCGGTATATCGGACATTGCTGCTCCCCAGCGGGTTACGGCCCGCAACTCGGAACGCACCTTGTCGCCGTGCGCGCGTGCGGGTTACGGCCCGCAACTCGGTGCATCAGGGTAAGACACAACCCCTAGTGTGCGTCAAGCTACATCTTGCGCCAGCGCCTCTGCTCACGCTGCGCGGTGGCGATTAATCCGCGCACGCGATCGCTGCCGCATCCAACGACATCGCCGATCTCTCGGTGTGATTTGCCCTGGAGATGCAGCGTCAGCGCCATCGCGCGCCGCACCCGCGGATTGGAGAACATCGCGGCGACGGCTCTGCGCTCGGCATAAATCTCGGCTCGTTCCGCCTTGGTTTTTTGCGCCGCTTCCCAGCGGCGGCGATATTCATCCTGCTGACGCTTGGCGGCCTCGGCCGCACGAAACTCCCTCAGTCGCTCATTGTTCTTGCGGGCAATGAGAAAGGGATCACGCGCCATCCTCGCTGCGGCCTGGGCACGCTGGATGTTGTAATCGTCCACCAGCTTTTGCATCGCCGGCCCCCAATCCTCGTCGGTCAGAGGCTCCTCGATCACATTTTCCTCGGCATGGCGATGATGCCGGCTCGCGGCATCTGATCCCTGTGGATTTGCCCCGGCGGCGCCTTGACGGGTCGCCCGCCCATCGGCATCGCCCCCGGCGGCGTCGGGCGCTGACCGCCCGGAGGTCCGCCCCCCGGCCCGCCCCCCGCGCCCTGCATTTGCTGGCGCATCTGCTGCATCATCATCGCCTGCTGCTTGGCCGCGGCCTGCGCCATGTGCTGCGCCCGGTGCGCCCCGATCAAGCCGGTCGGGTCGCCCGTCTCCATGATCGAGCGCGAGTGCGCCTGGATATGGCGGTTGTCGTCGTCGAGCGGGTGGACGTGCGCCTCCAGCCCCGACAGCATCCATTCGTCTTCCATCTCCGGCGGGTTGGTCAGCTGCTCTCGCTGGTCGATGATGGTGCGCTGCGCGACCTCGGGGCCAAAGGCGGTCGAGACCATGCGCTCGATGATCGTGGTCGGGTCGAACTTCTTGCCAGCGGCCGCCAGCACCTGCTGCAAACTCGGGTTCATCATCACGTTGAGCATCTGCGCGCCCTGCTGCGCGAACATCGCGTTCTGCCGAACCTGCTCACCGCCGCGCCAGACAAAGCTGATGCCCTTGCGGTTTTGCAACGGCGGCACCGCCTCCATCTTGGCGCGCTGGCCTTCCTCGCCGTAGGCCCGCACCGTGATCTCGCGGTCGCGGAACTGGTAGTCGAGGTCGATCATCCACTCGATCGCCGGGGTCAGGATGCCTTCCTCGACGATCGAGACCGCGTTGGCCGTGGTCAGGAGATCCACCGCCTGCTCCTGCGCCACCATCGCCTGGTTGGGCTTCGTGGTGCGGGTCTGCTGCGGCAGCATCGAGGGGTTGACCCCGAGCGTCTGGAATATCTGCGCCGCCGCCATCCCCACCCTGGTTTGCGCCCGCGGCGTCAGGTCCGGGATGGTCAAGAGGCTGATGGCGTCCGTGGGCGCATTCCAGATAGCGCCCAGATTGTAGACCAGCGGCCCCGTGACTTTCTCGGCGTCGGCCACCACGACCGGCATCGCCGAGAGGGTGGCGGCGTCAGCGCCCTCGTTCACCGCGTCGTTCGCCTCGTACTGCATCGAGGCGACGTAGCGAATGAGGCTCGGCCCCTTGAAGACCCCCGACATCTTCTGCACCGGCCAGGAGTGCATCGGGCAGCGGTCGTTCCAGTAAGGATTGCGCTTGGCGCCGAGCTGGGCGTTCTGCGGCCCGAAGAAGATGCGGCAGAGGCGGCGCTTGCCCTTCTCGGCAAATTGGCCGTTCTCGTTCAGCGGCAGCATGTGCCAGGTCTCCCAGACCCCAGCCTCCTTGCCGCCCTTGCGAATGCCGACCTGGCGCAGCACGTGACCCTCGGTGTCCCGCACCTTGCCGTCCTCGGCCCGGCTCATCTCCTCGCTCAGGATATCGGCTTCGTCCTGCCGGATGTTGCCGGCCCGAGCCATCGCCTTGATCTTGTCCTTGGACCAGCGTCGGAAGATCGTCACCGAGCCGCCGGCCATCAGCGCCTCATCGGTGGAGTCGGCGGTCGCCGGCAAGATCAGCACGTCGGCATCGTGCAAGACCTCGAACACCGGGAAGCCGTCGATCACGTCCTCCTCGGTGATGTCGTCGATCTCCTCGCCCGGCATCTCCATGCCGCTCTCGGGATCGCGGGGGCCGTGTGTTTCACGTGAAACAAGCTGGCGCTCGACCTCGGCCCAATCGACGTAGAGGTTGTACTGCCCCTCGATGTCGCCGTTGCGCAGGAGCGGCATCACCACCTGCGTCTTCATCTTGCCTTGCCGAACATAGTGGTCCGACAACCCCACCAGGGCGTCCCGGCCCTTGCCGTCCGAATCGGTCGCCTCGACGTAGCGGCCGCCTTGCGGGAACAGCTGGTTGGCGAAGCGCGTCACCCGCGCCTCGATGGCGTCGTGGATCAGCGGGAAATAGATGTCGGCGATGCCGTTGTAGTAGCGATGCTGGTTGGGGACGCAGTTGTAGCAGTCCCAGAAGTCGAGGATATCGTCGGCCCTGTCGGCCTGATCCTCGAACCCCTTGTTGATGTCTTTGAACAGTTTGGAGAGGTAAGACCGGATGCCGGATTTGGGGTCCATGCCGCCGGGCGGGCGGCGCGATAGGAGGTCGCGGTCCCGGTCTACGGGCTCGCGTCTCTCCTCTTGCGTGTCTACCGTGTCGTCAGGCGGCGCGTCACTCACGCCGCCTTATTCTCACGAAGGGGCTTGTCAAGCCACCTTTTTCTGATCTTCCGGCACCGGACCCTTCAACTCGTCGATGCGGGTGCGCAGCCAGGTGAGGCGCGGGGAGAGGCCGCGCAGCGCCGGGATCAGCGACACGATATGCTCGATCGCGGCCAGAAGCTCGTCCGACAGCTGCAAGTGCGGGTGAATGTCATCGACACTCTCGCGCGCCGGCGGCGTGACGTGGCCGGCGGCCTCCGACTCAACGAGGCTGAGGGTCTGCATCTCGCCCTCCTCGTCTTCGCTGAGGTTCGGCAGTTGCGGGTTGGCGGCGCGGGAGCGCAGCAGGCGCAGCCGGTCGTAGTCCTCGACCGCCATCGGCTTCTGCTCGGGGCGGTTGGCGTCGAAGGCTTCGCGGCCCGACAGGCCATCGAATTCCGCTTGCTCCGAGTCAGTCAGCGCATCCTTGTCGCGCAGCGCCTGGAGGCGGGCGCGGTCGGCCTGCGTCATCGGCATCCACTCCGGCCCGGCGAACGCCACGCCCGGCCCCTTGGCTGTCGCTGGCATCGGCGCGCCCAGTGCCCGGGGATCGGCCTTGGGATCGGCCGGCAGCACCTTGTCGGCGCCAGCGGCTCCCTGCGCCGGGGTGCGAATGTCTTCCGAGGCGTCGGTCTGGTTGTCCTGCGAACGGGCCATCTCAGTTCCTCATCGGTACGGCGGTCTTATAGACCCGCCCAAAAGGATCAACGCCGGTCGGCTGCTGATTATCCGCGTCTTCTTCTTCGCGCCGCGCATGGCTCAGCGCAAGAAACGATTCGATGCCTTCCACCAGGAGGCGGTAGGGGCCTTCTTCCGCCGCGTCCTGTATCCGGCCTCGCACCAGGGATCGACTATAACCACCGGAGAGGGCTCGGCAGGTCCACGAGGCCAGTCCTGATATCTGGACAAGGGACATTCCGCCGGCTGTACGGCCAAGCAGGTCGCGCATTTGAAGCTGGCCCCGGACTTCCTCCCCGCCCATCCGGCGATCAGCCGGTATAGTCCCGATCGCTTGAACCAGCCCGACATTGGTGTACCTCTCGGCGTGGTGCGGCGGGTAAATCCAGGTCGGCGCGCGGGAGCGCATATAGGGCATAGGCGCCGCCTGCTTCAGCATGTCCGACCAGTGCCGCGTCTCGGGCCGGATGCCGGCGCGCACCGATTCGCCGGCCAAGGTCGCCTCGCGGTGGATGATATCGACGCACTCGCCGGGGTTCCCTTCCATCACCCAGTCCGCCAAGACCAAGAGGCGCCCCTCGGCCAGCTGCACCAGCGCCGCCGTCGTCATCGCGCCCGTTGCGTTGGCGGCGAGGAACAGCGGCTTGGTGTGGTCGTAGTCAAGGTCGTGGACGATGTGCTCGGCGCCGTTGAAGGCGTCATAGACCGGCAGGCCCGGTCGCATCTGGAGCGCGTAGGCAAGCGCGTTCGGCGCGTCGATGCGGCCGCGAGGGAAGTTCAGCAATTGCTCGGTCAGTTCGGGAAGGGGCTGCGCGAACTCGCACTCGCGGCTGTGGAAATAGGGTTGCAGCCCCTTGATGAAATCAAGCTTTGATCGCGGCGCGCGGAGGCCGCGAATCGGGATCGACGTGCCGCGGCGAGCCATCTCGTGGCGCAGCGGCTGCAACAGCCATTGCTCTAGGCCGTCAAGCTCCACGCCGATCCAGACGGGATCGAAGCGTTCGTGGATATCGAAGGCCAGCGCCACGATCTCGTCGGGCAGCAGCATCTGCGCGCCGGCGGCCCAGACGACTAGGCGGTTTGATATCCACGACCAGACAGCCCAGCCCGTCGATGCTGAGTTCCGCCCGGTGGTTCTTGCCGGGTCGATGAAGGCGTAGCAGGCGTGCCATGACTTTTCCCTCGGCGAGACGCGGATCATCTCTCGCTTGAACGGGGTGTCGGCGTCGGACACCGCTTTGCACATATATTCCCGGTCCCACACTCCAAGCTCGCCCAGCGCGGCGTAGTTCTGCCGCTGCCGGTCGATCCAGGTCAGGGGATAGGCCGCCGGCCAGGATGGTTGCCGCTTGCCGGCCTCGTCGATGTACTCCACCGGGTACGTCTTGGTCGGCCAGCCGCTTTCCCTTTGCAGCCGCATCGGCACCGATTCGGCGTCCATCGGCGTCGCCCGGATGCGCACCTTCACATTCGGCGCGCAGGCCGGCAGCAGCTCGGCCAGGAACCAGCGCAGGGTCTTGATGCGCTGCTCCGGGGTCTGCACCGATTCGGGGCTTTCCACGTCATCGACGAACACCAGGTCGGGCCGGTAGTCGAGATACTTGACCCCCCGGATATCCTGGTCCCGCCCCATCGCCTGGATGCAGACGTTGCCGGTGGTGACGAGCTTCGTCTGCGTCCACACCGCGCCAGCCGCGCTTGGAGGCTTTAGATCG